CGGTCCGCGCGCGCATCCGGGCGCAATCGGAGAAGACGGACTGTGTGGGCAATACGGGAACGGCGACGGGCGACAAAATCACCATCGCGTGGACCTACGACGAAGGCGCGCAGAAGTTGGCGTTCACCTGCACCGAGCGCCCCTGGTGGAAGTCAGAGGGCTTTGTGAGCAGCAAGATTCTCAGCCTGATGGAGGCGTTATGAAGAAGCAAATTCGCGGATGGGTGTTGCTGGCGCTGGGGTTCGGCGTGGCCGTGTGGATGGCGAGCTGCCTGGCTTATGCGCAGCAGCCGTTGCCGTCGGGCACTTACTACTCGCCGGAGACGAATCTGGAAACGCAGGACGCGGCCGCGCTCGGCTCGGCGCACAAGACCATCGGCCTGGCGGCTTTTAGCCTGACGGACGAAGCGATTGTGAAAGTGCTGGCGGACCGGGCGGCGCATGGCGTCGAGGTGTTCATCTATCTCGACCGGGGCGAGCTGCAGGCGGAATGCCGGGGAGATGTAACTTGCGCGCGGATTCCGCTGCACGCGCTGATCGGTTTGAAAAATGTTCAGATCCGCGTCAAGCAATCCAAAGTTCTGATGCACCTGAAAAGCTATTGCGTCGATTCGGGCCTGGTGCGGGATGGGTCCGCCAACTTCTCGGAACAAGGGGAGGCTCGGCAGGACAACTCGGCGACATTTGCGACGGGCGCGGGGGGTACCAAGGCGTTCGTGGCGAAGTTCGCCGCGATGTGGGCGAGGCCGGACAATCTGACCGTCGCCCAGGCGGTGGCCGGCACCTGAGACCGGCAAAAGGCAAAAACGCGCCAGAAGGCGCTAGGACGCGTCGGGGGGGGGCAAAAGGTAGGTTGATGCCATCGGACCCCCTTGAACGGGCCGACACAAGCGGGAAAGCTGCTTTATGTGGCTTCTGAGACGTGGGAAGGAATGGCGGAAATGGAAAATGCTCTCAAACCGAAAAGGATGTGGGTTGGTGGACCTCTCCGGAGGTTCTCTGGGGGCTCCGTGCCGGGGGCAAGGATGCCGCTCGCAACAGGGGGATATGGAGGCGCTTATATCTGCGACAAATGCCAGAAGCCTGTTGATGGAGTTTACGAAGCCTCCGAGGGATGGATTTGCGGCGGTTGCAAAAGGAACGCACCGAAGGAGTCCGAAGCGGAGCTGATCGCGGAAGCTGCTTGATTCGCGGCGGTAATGTGCGCGCATAAGGCAACGAAGGGGGTTTTATGGGTAAGTTTTGGGCTGAGGTGGTGGTTTGGTGGCAGGGGAAGAAGACCATCCTGGGGGGCGGCCTGGTGATGGCGGCGGCCGTGGTTGGGGTTTGGTACGGAAAGCTCGACGGGGTTGACGGCCTGACGCTGCTCGGAGTGGGGCTCTCGATCGCCGGATTCAGCGCCAAGGCGAACCGGCACCAGGCGCAGCTACTGACAGCGCTTCAAGGCGTGGCGCAGGCCGGGATAGATGCGCGGGCTGGAAGGCCGGCGCTGATTGTCCAGGACATGCTTCCGGGCTTGGCTGCGCTGGCGCCAGAAACTTTGGCTCCGGCAAGTCTGCATCTTTCGGCCAACTCGGTTCAGGAGCTAGCCACAGCGGTTCAGCACCTGGCCGGCAACAGCAATGGTCCTCCGCTGCCTGTAATTACAGGCTCGGCGGCCGCTGGAGCCGCTCAATGACGATTCTGGGCCTGAACGGACCTCCGAGGGCTGGGTTGGACATGGGCTTCCGCGCCGGCTGGCTCAAGCATGTGGGCCTGGCGATCAGCGGAGCGAGCGGCGCGGCGATTGTGGTAGGCGGCTACGAGGTTCTGAAGGTCCAGCCAGAGCAATCCTTCAAGCTGCTGGAGAGCTGGGGCCCGGCGTTCCTGATCGCGATTGTGGCGCTGTTTGTGCTGGGGAGATTTCTCGAGGGCTTGAACGCGACGGTGCGCGAGAGTTTCAGCATGGTAGCCAACGGAGTGCAGTCCGCCGCCGAGGCATCGAACCGGACAGCGACCGCGCTGACCCGGCTGGCCGACCTGGGCGGCAAGCAAGCGGAAGAGGTGCGTATGTTGGCGGTCTACGCGGCCCAGGAGTTTCCGGGAATTTATGAGCGGTTTGACCGGCAGGACTTGACGCTGGAAAAGCAAACCGAGGCGCTAACCAATTTGACAACATCGATGGGCGCATTGACATCGCTACGCGATCTCACCGACGCAATGAACGAACTGAGAGCGGGGAGAAACAATGGCAACTGAGCAGGAATTGATCCAGACGAGGCGGCGCCGCGGGAACATGTTGAAGCTGATTCGCCAGAATCACGAAAATCAGGCCGACCGCATGGATGACTTCGAAATGGCCAAGATGATGCAGAGCCTGGGCGCGCACATGAGCCAGCGCCAGGTGCTGACCATGCTCCAGGATCTCCAAATCTTCGGGTACGTCAGCTTCAATCAGCGGTTCTGCGATATCCGGGAGCGCACCATCGCTGAGGAAATCATGCTCACCGCGGCTGGCCTCGGAGCCGTGATCCGCCGCAAAGACACGGACGAGGTGCTGTTCGACTAGCTGGCGGAGGAAGTTATGAGCGTTGGATGTATGCACAACCCGGAGTTAGCCTGCCCTCAATGCCAGGCGGCCTTTAATAGGCAAAATCCCGACGGTCGCGAGACACAGAGGCGTCGGGAGTTCGAAGAGCTTCTTGATGAGGTATGCACCTCAAGAAAGAAACGATGACCAAGCCCAAGCCAAAGACCGGAGAGCCGCGGAAGACGAAGCTGCCGCTCAAGATAGATCGCCTGCCGCAGAGCGCGCAGGACGCGATCAAGGGGCTCTATGACCACGGGCGCACCTGGGTGGAGATCGCCGAGCAATCGGCGAAACCCTACAGCGCGGAGTGGGAGAAAGACGGCGGCGGCTTTATCGACTGGCCCGAGGTGGAGCACGACGTTCTGGATCTCTTCCCCGGCCTGTGCCTGGCTAAGTCTTCGCTGCAGCGATGGTTCGACCTGCGCGTCTCGCAGGTGCGCCGGCAAGTGCTGGCCGAGAGCGCCAAGGCGCGGGAGTGGGCGGCAGCTTTTGCCGGCAACGATCTGCCGGGAACGAACGCCGCGGTGATGAACGCCATGCGCGACCAGGTCTTCACGCTGATGCAGAAGGTAGGCCCAGGTGACCAGGATGTATTTCTCAAGGGCTTGAATGCGCTCTCGCTGACCCTGGCGCGGTTGCAGCGTGTGGAGCTGCAAGCCAAGCGTGTGGAAGTGGACACCCGCAAGATGAAGCTCCTCGAAGATCGGGAAAAGGCCGCGTGTGCGAGGGTTGACGAAGCTACCCAGTCCGCCGCGAAGAAAGGCACCGGACAGTTCTCCATCGAGGACATCAACCTCCTCCGCGAACGCACCTTTGGTTTGCCGCCACTGGTGATCGCTCATGGATAACAATGAGCACATAGCCAAGCCTCCCGCTGTGCTGCAGATGCGGCCGTATCAGCAGCGCTGGATCGACGACAATTCCCGCTTCAAAATCGCGGTGAAAGCCGCGCGCGTCGGTTACTCCTTTGCCACCGCATACCGCCGCGTCGAAATGTCGATGCGCGTGCCGGGACGCACGACGACAGTGCTCTCCGCCTCGAAAGCCCAATCGATCGAATTCGTAGAGACGTGCGCGAAGATCTGCCAGCTCATGGGTGGCACGGCGCAGATGATCGCCAACGAAGATTTCGTCGATGCGCTTGGCCGCATCGATGCGATTCAAAGCCGGATAGCCTTTCCGAACGGGAGCCGCATCATTGCGCTCCCGGGCAACCCGCGCACGGCGCGCGGCTATCCCGGCGACGCGGTGCTTGATGAATTCGCGCATCACGAAGACAGCTACGCGATCTTTGCGGCCGTCTTCCGCCAGGTGGCGCTGGGCAACTCGCTGGAAGTGATCTCCACGCCCAACGGCGAGCAGGGCAAGTTCTTCGACATCGCTCGCAATCTGGGCTTGGAGATGGGCGTTGCCCCCACACAGTTCCCGATAAAGAAAGATGGATGGTCCGGTCATTGGCTTGATGTTTACACGGCTGTGGCCGAGGGTTGCCCGATCAACATCGAAGAGATGCGCCGCGGCTTGAACGATGACGACACATGGAATCAGGAGTTCTGCTGCGTATTTCTCAAGAGCACCGGGGCCTGGCTGACTCTCGACCTGATTGCCGCCTGTGAAGATGCCGGCGCCACCATCGACCTGCCGCCGGACTTCCATCCGCGCGGTTCGCTCTACAGCGGCATCGACGTGGGCCGCGATCACGACGCCACATGTCTGTGGCTCGATGAAAAGATCGGCGACGTGGCCTGGACCCGCGCCATCGTCAAGCTGCACGCCATGAGCTTTCCCGAGCAGTGCAAGAGACTGAATCCGCTTGTTCGCATGACTTCCCGGAGCGCCATCGACAAGACCGGCATGGGCGTGGGCCTCTTCGATCTTCTGAATCTGGAGAACGAAGGCCGGCTGATGGGCGTGAGCTTCGGCGGCTCCAACGATGACGGCGTGAAGATGAAGACCGATCTTGCCATCCGCATCAAGAAGCGCCTGGAGCAGCAGCGCAGCCGTATTCCCTACGATCCGCAGATCCGCGCCGAGCTGCAGGCGATCAAGCGCCAGGCCACGGCCAGCGGCGTCACCTTCGACGCGCCGCGCATCGAGGTGGACACGGCCGTCGCGGGCGGCGTCAAGAAAAAGCTCTTTGCCCACGCCGACGCCTTCTGGGCTAAAGCTCTGGCGGATCTGGCAGGCGACGGCGGCGCGTGCGTGCTGACCGGCGTCCAGACGCCGGAGACACCCACGACTTATTCGCAAATCAAGGGGTACCTGTGATGGCCAACAAAAAGATTGCCGCCGTTCCGCCGCTGCCGCCCAAAGGCGAGATGATCTCGTCTACCAGCCTCTACATGCAGCAGATCTCACTTTACCGCAATACGCTGGCCTTCGGCGGTACGCGCAACCCCACGTCGATCTGGGCCGCGATGACCTACAACCAGCCGGAGACTATGGCCTACTACCGTGAGCTGGAAGACAAAGACGAGGATGTGGCCAACTGCCTGGATACGCTCAAGCTCTCGGTGCTCGAACGGGATCGCAGCGTGCTGCCCGCTCCGCGTGATGAATCATCTCTGGCCAAGGATGTAAAGGAGTTCGTCGAAACGCAGCTCGGCAAACTCGACTTCCACACTGTGCTGGATTGCGTTCTCGATGCTCCCGGCTACGGTTTCAGCGTACAGGAGATGATCTTCGACACCTCGGAGGGCCAGGCGGAGCTGGTGGACATCAGCGATTGCCCACAGGAGCTTTTTCTCTTCGGCAATCGCTTTTACCCGCAGGTGGGCAATCTGCAACTGCTCGCTAATCCCTGGGCCTCTCAAGGCGCAACGATGCCCGAGGAGAAGTTCCTGATCTTCAGCTATCGCAAGCGCAGCCGCAACCGCATGGGCCGCCCGCTGCTCAAGGCAGTCTTCTGGCCGAGCTGGTTTAAGCGCAACATCCAGCGGCTGTGGATGCAGTATGCGGAAAAGGGTCCGGGCACCGCCGTGGTGCATTACAACGATGCGGACAATGCGTCGGAGCGCCAGCAGGCGGTGGCTATTGCCGAGGCCATCAGAGACAACACGGCCGTCGCCGTTCCCAAGGGCTTCGAGTATGACCAGGAACTGCTCAAGATAGCCCGGTCTCAAGACCCCAAGGTCTACGAAAACTTCTTTCAGGCAATGCAGTACTCCATCGCGCGCCGGGTCATGGGCGAGACGTTGACCAGCTTCGGCAACGAAGGCGGCGGCGGATCGAAGGCCCAGGGCCAGACCCATGCCGACACGCTGGATAAGCGCAGCGTCGAGCTTTGCCGCAGTTTGCAATCGGTCATCAACGATCAGCTCGTCAAGCCGCTGGTGCTTTGGAACTTCGGGCCAACGGCGCCCATGCCGATCTGGCAATTCGATCTCGAAGAGGCTGAGGATCTCAATCTTGCCCTCACCGTGGACACCGGCCTGATGCGCATGGGCAAAAAGTTCAGTGTCGGCTACATCAGTGACCGTTACGACCGGCCGCTGACTACGACCGAAACGGAAGATCAGGAGCTAGTGCCGAACGCGGCCGCGCCGTCTGTGGCGCTCACCGACCGCTCCAGCGCCACCTTCGCCGAGCGCCAGGCCGAGGCAGCAATGCGCGAGGAGATGGAGCAATACGACAGGCTCTTTGCACAGTTGCAGGGCGACGCCAAGGGCATCTTTGCGCGCCGCGTGCGCGAGATTGTTGCGACGGCCATGCCACCGGGGGAGAAATAGCTTGGCACTCGGCTCAATCCATCTCGTGCGCTCAGAGCAGACAAAGCTCGGCGATCTTCTGGCTCACCACCTGGCCGCTGCGAATCTGCTGGGCAGGCTGCATATCGCCGGCGTCGGGCTAAAGAAGCTGCGCCGTCCCGTGCACCTGGCCACCAGCTCGCGGCTGAAGAACTTTGCGGACGACGACGCCCAGGGCGACACGCTCAACGTCGGTTTCAGCTTCGATGTGCCTCCGGAGGGCGCGGTCGAGTACCTGCGCAATCTGACGCCGGTCACGCGGGATCTCTTCGACGGGCTGAGCAGCCAATACAGAAACGATGCCTTCACGGTGGCTGGGGTCAGCGACCAGAGGCTGATCGCGAAGATCCGCGACGCGCTGGAAGAGACCATGGCCAAAGGCGGAACGCGCGACGATTTTCACAAGGCCGTAGACGAGCTGACCTCGGACGCCGGCGTCGAGGATCTCGCGGCCTTCGAGCTGGACACCGTCTTCCAAACCAACGCGGGCAAAGCCTACAGCGCGGGCAGGCTTGAGCAGATGAAAGAGCCGGGCATGATGGATGCGCTGCCCTACTGGCAATACTGGACGGTCGGCGATCTGCGCGTGAGGCCGGCGCACGCGTCGCTGGATGGTTTTTGCGCGCGGGCTATTGACCCAGTTTGGTTGAAGATTTATCCGCCCAGCGGCTTCAACTGCCGCTGCGCGGTCATCCCCGTGCTGCCCGAGGACGCGCCCGAGGGAAGCGATGAAGGCGGCATGGAAAGATTGCCCTTGCTGGCCCGGCTGGGAGTGCCCGAGCCTGGCTTCCACACGCTGTCTGGAGTGTAGGTATTCCAGATAGCACAACTGTTCCAGCTACCGCACGGGCCGGCGTTACGGTCCGATAGGTTGGTTCCATGGCGAAGACGAAGACTGTCGAAGGCATCGCGCTCACGGCGGACAAGTTCGCCTCGGCTGGCGATCCGGACAACACCGATACCTGGCATCTGCCGCTGGATACGCATAAGCACGTCAACTCCGCGCTGGATATGTACGCTCACACCGAGCTTGCCTCCAGCGAAAAGGCTCCTGCCGCGCGCAAAATCGTGGCCCGCGCCAAAGAAGAAGGCCTGGACACCACCGACTTCGTGAAGAATCACCTCAGCCAGACGCACGGCGAAGCGCCGCGCCCTTGGATTGAGATCTTTCGCGCCGGCGATTATCGCGGCGCCAACAAAGGCCTCATCACCCGCGCCGATCTCGACCGCGTGGTGCGCAACTACGACCCCACTTACCACGAAGCGCCAGCTACGATCGGCCACCCTGCCGACGACAAGCCGGCTTATGGCTGGATTGAGAGCCTGGCCGTCGATGGCGACAAGCTGCTGGCGCGCGAAAAGCAGGTCGATCCCAAGTTTGACGAGGCGCGCAAGGCGGGGCGCTTCAAGAAGCGTTCGGCCGCGTTCTATTGTGACGCGGACGGCAACATCACCGGCCTGCGGCATGTCGCCTACCTGGGCGCGCAGCCGCCCGAAGTCAAGGGTTTGCAGGACCTTGCATTCAACGATCACGGATCGAAGTTCATCGAGGTGGACTTCGGGGAGGATGACGTAGTGGCAGACGCAACGAAAACCGTAGCCGAACAGATCAAGGCCTACTTCGCCGAGTTGTTTAGCAGCTCCGCGCAACCGAAGACTTTCAGCGAAGACGATGCCAGGCGCATCGCTACCGACGCCGCAACCGCGACCGCTGCTCCGCTTCAGGCAAAAGTAACTGCGCTGGAGGCCGAGTTGAAAGCGCAGTCCACGAAGTTTGCGGAGCGTGAAACGGCCATCGCCGGCGGCGAAGTAAAGCAGCGCGCCACGGCGGCCATCACCAAGCTCAAGAGCGCAGGCAAGTGGACTCCAGCGTTCGAGAAGATGGGCCTCGGCCCGGTCTTCGAGGAGCTGGCCAAGTCCACCGCAACCGTCGAGTTCGGCGAGGGCGACGCGAAGAAGAATATCACCACGCTGGAAACGCTGGTGCTCTTCCTGGAGGGCCTGCCGAAGATTGTTTCCGGCGGCCGATTCGTGGAAGGCGCTCAGGCTGGACGCGGGCAGACCGCGAGCGGCGATCCGCTGACCAACGCGGCCAGGGCGCGCCAGAAGGAAAAGAAGATCAGCTTCAGCGAAGCGCTTTCGGAGGTCGCGGAAGAGCATCCCGAGTTGACGGTAGCCAGCGGCTCTTCGGCTGGCGCGGTCTAACGAGATACACCAGCGGGCCGGAAAAATCGAAAGCAAGACCGGCCCCGCAACCTCTGAAATTCACAGGCCCAAGGAGGGCAAGTCATGACGAACATCAACACTGAAACCAAGGGTCCGAAGGGCGTACAGATCAAGGAAAGCCTGATCCCCGGCGGCTCGTCCGGCTTTACCCGCGGCCTCGCCGTTGTCTATGGCACGGATGTCTATCATGCCGCCGTGGCCAGCGTGGCCAACTCGCCTTGCATCGGCATCATCGAGGAAGATGCGATCTCTACCACCGAAGCGATCTCTGTGATCGAGCACGGCCAAACGGTGGGCCAGGTTGGCGCAGCTATTCCGTCCGCGCCGCTAGCGCTCACCAACAACGCCGCCGGCCAGCTTGTGCCGGCGTCCGCAGGACAACCGGTGGTGGCTATTGCGCTTGAGACCACGCCGAACGCGGGAGATTACATCTGCGTTTTCGTGCCGGGGCTCTTCGGCCTGGTAGCGGCAATCGCCTAACTTTTTCCGCCAGGCGCTTAGTGATGAGCCAAGCGCCTGGCGGCGCACTGAAACGGAAATCGACCCGCGCAAGCGGCAGGAGGATGTAAATGGGCGGCTATGTTGGAACGATGCCGGCTGGGGCTCTGAATGTGGCGTTGTCGAACTTCGCCAAGGAGTTCCGCAACAATGCCTTCGTTGGCGAAACCTTTGCCCCGCGCGTGCCTGTGGCGCGGCAGTCTTTCCAGTACGTCGTGTGGAATCGCGACGACTTCAAGCTGCCGGGGACCACGCTCCGCGCCCCAGGCGACGAGCCGCAATCTGTGCGGCGCAGCTATTCGACCGCGCCGTACATGGCGCAGAGCCACGCGCTCCAGGGCGATGTGCCCTTCGAGAGTGAGAGCTACGGCCTCGGCCTGGGCTTCTCCACGCGTAAGCAGCTCACCCAGCAGCTCATCAAGCAAATCAATCTCGACCGCGAAGTCGCGATTGCCAGGCTGCTGCTGAGCGAGACCAACTTCCCCAACTACACCGACCTCAGCGCCGGGACCAACAACCAATGGGACAAGTACCCGTCGGTCCCCGATGTGGGCACTGATGGCTCGCATCCTATCGTGCAGGTCGAGGCGCTCAAGGCAATTCTGCGCCAGGCTGGCATCCAGGATGCGGACATGAGCCTACTGCTCAGCGATCCAGTTGTGGTCGCGCTGCAGAACCATCCGGACATCATCAACCGCTTCAAGTACACCGTGGCCGGCTCGATCTCCCTCGATCAGCTCTCGTCGGTCTTCCGCGTGAAGTGCATCCAGGGGAGCGCCATCCTGCTCAACCGGCAGAACGTTGCCTCGTGGGTGTGGGGCAGCAACGCCTTCCTCGGCTACGCGCAAGCCGCGCCCACGCAAGACGATGTTTCCTGCGCCAAGACTTTCGTCTGGACCGGTGGAACGGACGGCAACGGCGCTACGATTGCCGCGCCTCCCTCGACCGTGGACGGTTACGGCGTTCTCGAATGGATCGATCCGCACCTGGCCAAGAAGAAGTATTGGCAGAGCGTGGATTGGTACTACGACCTGCGCGCCACCGCGCAGGAGACGGGTATCCCCATTCTCAACGCGCTGAGCATCGCTCCCACCATGGGCACGATCCCCGGCGACATCGAGGGCTAAACCATATCAACGGGGAGGAGGAAACTCCTCCCCGTTGAGGTGAACGAACGATCCCGGCCGCGGTCTTTAATCCGCGCCCGGAAAACACCCCGAAGGAGGGTCAACGATGACAGACAGCTCTCACACCGAGCAGACAACGGAAGTCCACGCCGACGCGAAGCCTACGACGGACACGAAGACCACAGAGACTCACGACACATCGACGCGGGACGTCGAGAAGCCGAACCCGGAAGCGCCCAACGCGGCCAAGCCCGCGCCGTCCGATGTTGGGAAGTCTCACGAAGCCGAGGTCAAGACGGACACCCAAACCAAAACCGAAACCAAAACCGGAGCCTGAGCCGCCCCCAGGAATCGCATCGGCCGCGGTCTTCAATGGCCGCGGCCAACGCAAATCAAGAGGAGAACAAAGTGGCGAAGCACGAGCCGGAAAACAAGTCCAACGCGGCGAAGCCTGAAGCGGCCAAGCCCAAGGCAACGAAACCTTATAAGGTGCTGGCCAGCGTGCTGTTTGGCCACCGCATCGTGACCGTGGGATCTATCGTTCGTCTCACCGAAACCGAGGCCGCAACGCTGCTGGCTCGCGGAGTCGTCGAGGCGGATACAGAAGGCAAGTAACTCCGGAGCTGCATGGCCTACGCGACCCAAGCCGATCTGATCCCTCTTCGCATGACGACGAAGGACCTGACTGAGCTGACCGACGATGACAACACTGGTGAAATCAACACCACGACGGTCACGGCGGCGCTCGAAGAGGCTTCAGGTCGCGTAGAGAGCTACTGCCGGATGCGCTATGTCACTCCGCTGCAGCAGTCGGACGATGTGAAGGCGCTGACCCTGGACATTGCGGTCTATCTGCTTTTTTCCAGGCGGCGCGAGACCACGATCGGCGAGACGGTGCAGCAGCGCTTTGACCAGGCGATCAGCTTTCTCAAGGACATTGCCGCGGCCAAGGCTTCGCTCGATCAACCCTCCACGGCTCTCCAGCCGCAGGTTTCGCTGGGGGGTCCGACGATCTCAAAGAAAGATCACCATCTCCACTTTAGCGACAAGAACATCGAAGGTTTCGTATGAGCGCGGAAGTCATCCAGGTCGATGATGCCAACGTGAAAGTCGCGTTGGGTAAGTTCCGCCTCTCGCTCCAAGCGAAGGGTGAGCTGATGCAGCAGATCGGCATGTCTATGCTGGTGAGCATCCGGCGCACCTTCCGCGAGCAGGGTTCTCCGGCCAATTCCTGGATGCCCCTGGCGCCTTCGACCATCAAAAGCGACCCTAAAAGATACGGCTCCGGTCACAAGCTGCTCATCATGACAGGAACGCTTTTGAACTCGATAGGGATCGCGCAGACTTCTCCGGACCAGGTGATTCTCTCAACGAACGTGAAATATGCGGCCGTGCATCAGTTCGGCTCGCGCGATCGCGGCTCGGTTGGCATCGGCCCGCGCACTTCAAAACAAGATGCCGCCACGGTCAACGTGAAAGAGCACAGCTACGCGCGGCTCTCCGCGGCGCTCGGCAAAGGCAAACTCGGCAATCGCTCGCTGAATATCCGTGGCCCGCGCAACCAGGTGAAGATCCACGTCCCCGGCCATACACGCCACCAGAACATCCCCGCGCGGCCCTACCTGGTCTTTCGTCCCGAAGATCCTCAGCGCATCCAGAGCCTGGTCAACGGTTACATCCGGCGGGCGCGGTCCGCTGCCGGCCTGGGAGGCCAGTGATGGGCGCTCCCTCGCAATTTCGCATCGATTACGTCGAGGCTGCTCTGATCGCGCTGCTCAAGAGCGCGATGCCCGCGGCTTATGGCACCGTCGATGCTCCCGTGTCGGTCGATGTGAATCCGGTCAACAGCAAGGATTTCAACGACCAGGGCCAGCTCGCGCTCAAGCCGCCGTCGCTGCGCATCCAGTTCAGCGATTCCGATTACAGCAACCTGCGCGATAACCAGCGGCTTACCTACCAAGCGGGGCTGCTCTTCGACGTGCTCTGCTTTGAATCCAGCCTCCGCTCTAAAGCCGACGAACGCCTGCAAATTCTGGGCCTGGTCGCGGTTGCGCTCAATCAGCTCGCCGGCGCGCGCCTGGCTCTGGCCGATGGCACCAGGTCGATGCCTCTGGAGATCAAGCGCGTTTCTCTTGTGATTCCCGACGATGGCGGTCCGGTAGATCAGCTCTTCGCCATCACCGTGCTTATCAGCGGCATCGCGCAATTCGACGGCCCTAACGGAGGAACAGTATGAACCCTTCTGACTTTGTTCAAGTGCAGTTGTCTCCGGCGGGTATCGCCCTTTCAGAAAGCACCTCAGTGCGCATCAGCAACGCGCACTTTAACTACTGTTTCACGCCTGGGCAGCCGGTGAAGGTGCTCAGCAGCGAGTGGCGGCGCACACTCTCTCTTAAAACCTATCAGGGATCTCAAATTCTGGCCCTGGCTCCGGTCGCGGATCCAGCGGCTCCCCAGAAGCCCACTCCCGCGCCGGGACGTTTCATCTCTCCCGCTGCAAGCCACACCGATGCGCCACAGCCTACGGCCGTGAAGGCCGCTGAATCTCAAGTCGAGGTGAAGTAATGCCCGGTCCATACAACTTTCTTTCGCAATGGAAAACAGCCCGAAACCTGATGCTTAGCGTGAACTCGCAGGCGGCCTGGAATACCGCCCTGGCCGACGCCGCGCTCACTCAACGCCAGCGCTTCGACGGCGCGGCTGTGCTCGAACGCAAGATCACGCGGCGTACCGATATTGCGTATGCCGGCAAAGGCACCGCTTTCGCCACCAACGGACAAATCACCAGCTACGAGACAGCTTTGAGCGCCTTCAAGGCTGAACTCTCTCCTTGGCTGGCTGGTTATGCCTTGGCGTTTCTGATGGGAACCGACACGGTGGTCGGAGTTGCCGCGCCTTACGCGCATTCCTTCACCTTCGATGAATCGACGCGCACGGCAGTGCCGACGACGATCTATATGGAAGACACCGAGGACGTGCATTACAAGTGCCCGGACATGTGCGTCGGCGATCTCACCCTCACCATCAACGAGCTTGGCGCCATCATGATCGAGATCGGCATGACTGGCACCGGCATTCAGATCCTCGGATCGATGACCGGCACATTGCCTGTCGCGCCAGCGGAGACTTATCTTTTGGGGTCGGACGCCGTGTTGACCTTCGGGCCCGTTGGCGCTCTGGCGTCCCTGGTCGGGCGCCACATGAGCACGACGCTGAAGCTGGAGAATCAGCTTGTTGCTCACCGCGCGCCGGGTGGCGGCCTCTACGGGATATTTGTCCGCAAGGGAAATCCCAAGTTCTCGCTGGCGACAACCTTCGCGGCCAAGGACACCGACGATGTCTACACGCGCTTTGCTAACGACACGGCGTGCGATTACGAGCTGGGCGTCAATTCCGGGGCGGATGCGCAGTTGACGATTTCCGTACCCCAGATGCACCTGAAGACGACGAAGCTGGGCCTTGACGGCGACATGGTCGTCTGGCAGGTGGAGAACGACGAAACCACCAACTACCAGGCGGCTGGAGTCCCTCCTATCTCGATCGGGGTGATCAACTCCGTCGCTTCATATCTGGCGGCTCCGGGCGTTTAAAGTTTCCTCCGGGGGCGCGTCGGGGAAGCGCCCCCTCTTTTTTTGGGAATTACATACTTGACTCCCTGATGCGTGAAAGGGAGACACATTGCGAAAGGAAGATTCAAAACAAACCCTACTCTCGGATAAATCTCCCACGGAGACCGTCAGTTACAGGGCGTCGTCACTTGAATCTGGGAGCGGGTAACGTTCCTGAATCCGCAGGGAGTCAAGTATGTAATTCCCAAAAGAATTGGAA